AATACCACCACCATTGGCAGTAGTATCTGTTGCACCGGATATATTTAAAATTGCTGCTGCTGCTGAACCAGAGCCCGTTAATGCTTGGTTTAATGTAATCTGTGTTGCGCTATCAACCGATAAAACTGTTGTACTTGCTGGTAGCGTAACTGTTCCTGCACTACTTAAACTAGTAACTGACGAACCAGGAATAATATTTGCTGTACTGGCTAGGCTTGTAACAACGGCGGATCCAGCTGCTATAGTACCTGTTACACTTACTGCTGCAACTGAACCTAAATCTAAATTTTTATCATCAACAGACAATACATTCGTGTTGAATGTTGTAGTAGTACCATTAACTGTTAAATTTCCTGTAACTACCGCATTGCCAGCTACACTTAAATCAGCATTGACTGTCGTGGTACCGCCATTAGCACTGCCTAGATTTATGTTAGAAGTAGAACCTGATGCTCCCCCTGTACCAATATTAACTGTTTTAGTTACTCCACTGGTATTTACACCATTTGAAATATTCGTAGTACTGGCTGATGTTCCGGTGTATCCCACAGTCAATGCTGTTGAACTACTAAATGCTCCAAATGTAGCACCGCCGTCTATAGAAGTGGTAAAAGTAGGACTAGTTCCAAATACCACTACACCAGTACCAGTTTCATCACTGAGCACACCGGCTAATTCACTACTACTTGTTGCAGCAAACGCACTTAATTTATTGGCCGTATAAGCCACTGTGCCACCACCACCGAATGCCACGCTACTTGAGTCAGTGCCAGTGAATGTTAATGTATTGCTGGCCGTTAGAGTTTTGCCATCTGCAATGGTCAATGTTGAACCAGTAGCTGGTGCTGTGATTGTAACCTTATTGATTGTTGTAGCAGTGGCAGCTCCTAATGTAGGAGTGACTAATGTGGGACTTGTAGCTAATACAACTGCTGTTCCAGCAGTTCCAGTTGTTGTGCTTATCGTTGCGCTACCAATCTTAAATACATTACCAGTTCCAGCTGCATCAAATGTTTTGTTAGTAAATGTGTCAGTAGTAGCTTTACCGACCAATGTGTCACTAGAGGCCACTGCTGGTAACGTCAACGTTCCTGTGGCAGTCGCAGCGGCTTGAACTGTAATAGTTCCACTAGTTGATCCTGCAAATTTAAGACCAGTACTAGAAGCAATGGTTTTAGTACTGAGTGTTTCATCATTTGACAATGTAGCCAATGTACCAGTTGTAGGTAATGTAACACCAGTTGTGCCAGTACTCGTTAGTGTAACTGCATATGCACCATTCAGGGTCAATGATGCTCCTGTTACACCTAAATTTGAAATAGTATTAGCGTTGTTGTCTAATCCATTTTTTGCTACAAATCGTTTATTAGTTGCTGCCATATTTTTATCCCAAGTTATCTAGTAGTATATTTATTGTTATACTGAAATTGCATTGATTGCGACCTTATACACAGTGTCGTTGAACACTGGTGTAGTTAACAATCTAATATTGTTAGCTGAAATATCAGCAGTGAATGTGGCCAATAATTGGCTAGGATTAGACAAGATCTCTCCATACTGTGTCAAAAATACTGCGGCACCATCATGCACTACTAGAATCTTTAAGGCATGATAATATGCGCCACTGGTCACTGACGCCGTAAACTCCACAGTTCTATATTTTACACCATTAACCGTAGCTGCTACTTGATCAGTGGCTGTGGTAGTTGTGGTCAGTGTACTTGAATCTATTAGAACTGTTTCATTGTCCAATGTAACTACACCGGCAGCAATCGAACCAGTTCCTGTGATGGTTGGACTGGTCAATGTCTTGTTAGTAAATGTTTCAAGATTATCCAATGTGGCCAATGTGCCTGTAGTTGGTAATGTTATATTGGTAGTGGCTGTAGTTGTTAAATTAGTACTATATGCTCCTGTAGTAGATAAACTACCACCCAAGGTTAATGTATTGGTACCATTATTAACTCCAGTGCCGCCATATGTAGGATTGACAATAGTGCCTTGCCATGTACCAGTGCCAATTGTGCCCACTGTTGTTAGACTGGAGCCTGTTACTCCTGCACCTAAATTTGAGGATGACAGTACCTGTGTTCCTGCAATCTTATAAACCTTGCCGGAATCTAAATCTAAATTATCATTGCTGGTCCATGCTGATGTGGTTCTTTTCCAAACAAAAGTTTTATTGTCAGCACCATGTACAGTAATGCCGCCACTATCGGCCGAGTAATCAGATACACCCCCAAGGTTAAATGTAATTGATCCTATAGTATTACTGCTGTCTGCTTGTACAGTTATGGCAGTATTACTTAATACATCAACCACTCTGGCATTAGGACCAACGTCACCGCTGCCACTGACCTTAGTCAATAACATTCCCCCAATGATTCCAGCTGTGCTGGTCATTCCTGATATGGTTGTTAAACTAGCCGAATCAGCAATAGTGCCAGTTAAATTATTCAGTGCTGCAATTACACCTAATTCAATATTTTTATCAGCTATCTTAACTTTGCCGGAATTGATTGTAACTATGCCACCTTCAAGATTAACATCACCATTGACCGTCAATCCCTTTATACTAATTGTATCACTCCAACTCGGTGCAGAGCCTGTACTGACCATGACCTTGTTGACTGCTCCAATGTTTAACTTGCCAAACGAACTACTAGCATTGGCATATATCATGTCACCAGTAGTATAGCTGGTTAAATTAGTACCGCCTTTGTTAACCGGCTGTGTAGTATGGTTAACTGAATCTAATAGATAACTACTGTTATTACCGTTTACTGTGGCAGCATCGATTACATTATCTTTGATATAGACTTTACCAGCAGTAACTCCATCGCTTATATTAAATTGACTTTTACTGAATGCTACTACACCACTGTTGGAGTATAGTTGATCACCACGAGTTCCATCTACTGGATCAATGTTTAATGTAACATCAGCATAGAAGTTATTAGTACCACCAGTTGTGAAAAAATCACCTGTTAAACTTATAGGACTATTGGTGCCTGTTTTTAAAGTTTGAACAGCTTTAGCCCAACTGCTATCACCCCTTAGGAAAGTTCCTGTGTTGGCTGTGCCAATGGCTAATCTACTGGTATTAACTATACCACTAACTATGTTGCTGGCATCAATGTTATTGGCACTTAAACTGCTCCAGTTAATGGAAGTTTGGGAGCCAGTATTAACTGTTCCTACGATCTGTACGTTTTGTAAAGTAAATGTAGCAGTGCCACTTCCAGTACTAGATAAGTTTATGGCATTAACAGTTTGCCCATTAATACTGGATAACGCATCTGCCTTAAGTTGATGTAGTGTAAAACTATTTTCAGTTACAGATCCAATAAAATAAAAATTACCAGATGGTAGACCATTTGGCAATGCTGCACCTGTTAGACAAATAGGATCGCCTGTGACAAAACCATGTGCAGGCAAGTATACGGTGTCTTTAATAAGGTCAATTGCATTTACGGTTAAACTTTGCGTGCCTGTACCACTGCTAACAAATGAGATTTTATTTTGTATTGTATAATCACTACACAGTTCAACTGTGTTACTGTTATATACTTTAATATAATAAACAGTTCCGCCAACTAAACCACCTATGTTAGGATAAGGTGAAGAAGTATATTTTACAGGATCACCATTGGACAGTCCGTGACTACTGATAGTTATTCTGCTATTGATATAATCAACATCCCCGCCCGAAGAAGCTGCGTTGAATGTTTTTGTACTGGTAGTTGTCAAAGTTAATGTATTAACCAGTGCATTGTTATCAAAGATATATTCTGGAACTACACTACTGGCTATGAATTTTTGAGATCCAACTGTGGTCACATACAGTCTTTTCTGTATACTGGTTACTCTGATACTAAATTGAACAGTATAAGTACCACCAATGTCAGTATATGCAGCACGTACTTGATCATTAACAGCGTAACCAGTACCGCCTCTAACCAAGTAGACATTAGTGACCGAGCCGTTGGTTACTGTGATGTCTGCGATGGCTCCTGTACCAGATCCAGTGATTGCTACTAATGGCACATTAGTATAAACTTGGAAACCTGAAGCTGGAGTATAGCCTGAACCACCTATAATATTTGTATTATCTAATGTGTAAAGTACACCATATCCTGTACCAGTTACATCGCCTATAGATTGATAGTTAGTACCAACTACTGATGTTATTCCTGTGAAGTCATAACTCTTTGAGGGATCCAATATTAAAAATTGACTAGGTTCTTGCTCCGATAGAATATAGTTAACAGTTTGACCAGTAGTAATTGTGCCTACATTACTAGGGGTAACTGATTGATTAGTATCACTTGGTGTGCTATCACCGCCTATGACCAATGTGTTTGTGGTATTAAACACAGCATTGAATGTGGCGTTTAAATAACTACCCACAGTTATTAAGGTTGCAGCAGCCACATTACCTATAATAACGCCTTTGGCTCCTGTGGTGTTTTGCTCAACTAATGTGCCATCTGCTGCTGTTATGGCACGATTTAAAGTTAACTCTTGTATACTATATGTTTCTGTTGCAAGATCACCGTTAAGTAGATTTACTGCCGGAATATTTTGAACCTGTACTAATCTACTATCATAACCTTGACTGCGATAGCTTAAGAAGTTTCTTACAGGAGGAATAATATCAGCATTGAGCTGTCCCAAACTGTTTAACTGCGGAATAGCTCCGGACACATTATTGGTACTGACCCGTTTATCAATAAAGTCACCCAGTCTATTTGCTAGATAACTCTTTACTGCCAACTGTGTGCTTAGTCTTGTATCTTTAGGACCGCCTACTTCATTGTCGCCAAGGCCAATGTCTGTGCTAAATTCTTCGATGGTCACATTGCCCACGGCCAATCTCAGTGCGGCCAATGCACCAATTGTAACTGTGTTAGTAAATGTTACATTACCAGTTTTATTTTCAGCCTTAATGAAGTTACCAACTTTAAAGTCACCTAATTCATTAGTACCTGAAGTATACACTCTGCCTGGAAGATCACTAAACTGTTCGTATATGGGATCTCCCTTGCCTCCGTTTTGTGGCAAGGCATTATAGTCTGTACCGGATCCTGCATATTCCCAAGAGTGACTGCTACTGTTGACAATACTGGGTCTATGTAACCAAATCTGTTTCTCTGGCAATGTTCCTAAATTAACCAATTGAGTACCATTGGTCACTGGCAATATTTTTACATCTACTGTGTATAATGTATTGATTGAATCAACAGCAGTTACTGAAATATTACTATTAGGTGAAGATGCATGATCGTAATTGATCACACTGGTATCATTGAATGGTCTTCTTGATATTACATTGTTTACAGTAACATAATCCAGACTGACTATCAATTCCTTTGTTAATATATCATAATTATAAACATATGCTCTATTTGGACTACCTCCAGTTGTGCCTTCTATAACTCTGCCTGTAACAAATTGTGTCGAAAAGGTTGCATCTAAAGTTAATTTTTGATAGTCAGTGTGGCTGTCAACAATTGTGTCTACATAAAACTCTTTGACATTTTTAACAAATCTTTGTTGTCCAGTGCTATTGCCTAATATATTAACTCTAGTAGTCAGGCTGTTGTCATAGAATAACCCAAACTGATTTATAGTAATAAAGTCTACATAATAAGTTTGTTCGTTGTTCAGGCCTGGGATCGTCGAATTACCGTTACTGTTATAAATTATTTTTTGACCATTTAATAATCCATGATTATTAATATTGAATACATTATCAACAAAATTAACATTAGTATTAGCATTAAAGTTCACATAATCGCTAGCTGATATAGGTTGATAATTAGCAGATATATCTCCTACATTACTAAAAGATATACTGTCTGGTGCTGATGCAGGATCATCAATAATGCCAATAATAATATCGAATTTTTCTTCTATTATAAATCCAATATTCAGTTCTGTTACAACTGCCGAGGCACGACCTTTTAAGTATTCAAATGCTGCTATGTTTTGCGCCTTTTGTGCTGTCAATGCAGCCACATCCGCATCGGCATAACTTCGACCTGCTTCAACTGATCTACTGTTGCCGCCTGTCAATACATCGTTGGCCACAGCATCAATTAACAACCCAACATCTCTATGACACTTGTCTTCGTCATAGACAAAGCTAGAAGTGAACGGGCTAATATTTCCACTGACTTGTGTAGATATCCAGGTTATAACTTGTGTTTGTAAAAGTGACTTATATTCTTGTAGAAGGAAATAGGCATTTTTATATACATTATCCCTAAATCTAATCACATAATCTTGTACAGGTAATTGACCAAAACCAATAGCTTGAATAGTTTGTTGTGCGCCACTAGTACCAGTGCCAACTACTACGCCTCTATTAAATGAGAATGCATTGGGACTATATCCACTGGCTCTGAGGGCATACTTACCAAAGTTAGTGGCACTGTTGGTGATACTTAAATATCCACCGCTTTGGCAATAGCTACCATTCAAGCAGAAGATTTGGAAGCAGCTAACAATCTGTGCATAAGCATCATTGATCACACGCCAACCTGTACCACCAAAGCTCAACATGGTAAAGGCGTTGGCCACCATGGATTTGCCCTGTTCTGGTTCTGGACCTTCTACTGGATTTTCTACTTCATTTGGATTTTTTGGTTTGTTAGGTGTGTTAACCTTGTTACCATCGATCAATACACCATTACCGCCTAAGAAACTGATAATACTACAGTTTTGAATATAGGGAGAAATTGTAATAGTAGGACGAGCGGTAGGCATATTGACATAGCCGGTTCTATCACAATTTGGATCTGTAGGATCGTCAAAGCTTACAGCATAATCAAATGTAAATTGCGGTGCTCCATTGACGTTTAGGTTATCCCTAAAAGTAAATCCAGTAAAGTAACATCCGTTACGTACACGTAACATGTCCAAGTTAGCATTTAGTGGACGAATGTTACAGGCTCTTAGTCCAGCACCTTGTACACTGACATTATCTGGAATAATAATAGGGTTGTCTTCGTAGTATTCGCCATTAGCCACTGACACCACTAGTTTTTTATCATTAGGTTTGCCATTGCTATCATAAACAATACCACTGGCTATTTGCAGTGCTCTTTTAACTGTTTTAACTGGCTTGTTAATACCGTCGTTGTCATCATCGCCATAGACATTACTGACGTTTACTTTGCCGCCACCAAATGCATCTGGACTGACAAATTCCAATTCACCAGTGGCATTTTGTCCTAATACATAGCCATCTAAACCTAATGCTGTAGGCAATGTCATTGTGTAAGATGACAACAAGTAATCAGGTGCTTTGAAATTAACTGATGTTACACCATTTGTGGCAAGTTCTTTAAATTTAAGTTGGCCAGCATTGTTAATAATTTGTTCATTAGCTTTGATCGTTGTGCCGTCAACTGTGGATGGTGTTGTAGCCCCTATTGGAGTACTATTAATACTGCCGCCTGTAACTGCAACATTAGTAAAACTACTTGATCCAGTGCTAGTTACGTTGCCAGTTAGGTCTCCAATAAATCCAGTAGTAGCTGTGATTGTAGTACCCTTTACTGTAGTTGGCGTAGTGGCACCTATTGGGGTATTATTAATCTTACCACCAGTAATATCAATATCGCTAAAACTACTTGTTCCTGTACTGGTTACATTGCCAGTTACATTGCCAGTTAAGTTACCTGTGACATTACCTGTAACATTACCTGTGACATTGCCTGTTAAGTCACCTGTAACATTACCAGTTAAGTTGCCAACGAACCCAGTTGTAGCTGTAATTGTAGTACCTTTTACAGTAGTTGGGTTGGTAGCACCTATTGTTGTAGTATTAATGCTACCACCTGTTACGGTTATATTACTAAAACTACTGGGACCAGTACTGGTCACATTTCCAGTTAGATCACCACTGAACCCAGTAGTTGCAGTAATAGTAGTGCCTTTTACTGTGGTTGGGGTTGTTGCTCCAATTGGGGTGCTATCGATATTTCCACCGGTTACACCAATATTGCTAAAGCTACTTGTTCCAGTGCTGCTTATGTCTCCGGTAACATTACCAGTTAAGTTGCCAGTGACATTGCCAGTGACATTACCTGTCAGGTTACCGGTAACATTGCCAGTTAAGTCTCCAATAAATCCAGTAGTAGCTGTGATTGTAGTACCTTTTACAGTGGTAGGAGTAGTATTACCTATCGGGGTGCTATCGATATTTCCACCAGTTACACCGATATTGCTAAAGCTACTTGTTCCAGTGCTGGTTATGTCTCCGGTGACATTGCCTGTGACATTACCTGTGACATTGCCTGTGACATTGCCTGTGACATTACCTGTGACATTACCTGTGAGATTACCTATGACATTACCAGTTAAAGCACCACTAAGTCCACTAGTAGCTGTGATAGTAGTACCCTTTACACTACTTGGAGTAGTAGCACCAATCGGCGTAGTATTAATAGTACCACCTGAAATGGTAACATTGCTGAAACTACTGGGCCCAGTACTGTTTATATTTCCAGTAACTGATCCAGTAAAGGTTGCATTAAATCCGTCTGTGCCGTTATCCAATACCTTAACTTCATTATTGGCAATAATGTCACCCTTTAAATCACCTGTGAAACTACCTGAGCTGTTACCTTGAAATGCTCCCACAAACTTATCTGTAGCAGTGATCACAGTGCCAGTAATTGTAGTCCCAACAATAGGAGATGGTGTGGTCTTACCTATCTCTGTATTATCTATAGTACCTGGAGTACCTGTGGTTGAATAAATTGTTACTTCATTAAATGTGCTTTTGCCACTGCTATTAACATTGCCAGTGAATACGGCATTAGTGCCATCTGTGCCATTATCTAATATTTTACTTGTGCCATTGCTGGCATAAACATCGCCAGTCAAGTTACCCGCGACATTACCGGTAACATTGCCACTCAGTGATCCATTGAAAGAAGCATTCGATCCATCTGTGCCGTTTTCTAATACTTTTGTTACACCATCAGCAGCATAGATATCGCCGATTATGTTACCAGTAAAAGCAGCAGGAACAGTAGTACCATTGCCATTTTCTAATACTTTAGTTGTGCCATTGCTGGCATAAACATCACCAGTTAGGTCTCCTGCAACATTACCTGTAACATTGCCACTCAATGATCCATTGAAAGAAGCATTTGTGCCATTTGTGCCGTTTTCTAATATTTTTGTTACACCATCAGCAGAATAGATATCGCCGATTAATTTTCCAGTGAACACAGCATTAGTGCCATCGCTACCATTTTCTAATATTTTGTTTACACCGTCGGCAGCATAGACATCGCCAATAAGCCTGCCTGTAACTCCTGTGGTAGTATTCACTGTACCAGTAAACACGGCATCGGTTCCATCTGTGCCGTTTTCTAATATTTTTGTTACACCATCAGCAGCGTAAATGTCACCAATTAGTTTACCGGTAAAAGAAGCATTAGTACCATCTGTACCGTTTTCTAATATTTTAGAAGAGCCGTTGTTGGCATACAAATCGCCAACAAATCCAGTATTAGCTCTAATTGTTGTGCCAATAATTGATGCAGGTGTGGTACTACCAATAATTGTATTATCAATATATCCACTGCTGATGTCAGCTCTAGTAAATGTACTTTGACCAGTGCTGGTAATAGTGCCGTTTACATGACCGTTAAAACTGGCATTTGTACCATCGGTGCCATTGTTTAAAATTCTAGTGCCATTTACTGAATAGATAGCACCTGTTAAATTGCCAGTGACATTGCCAGTAACATTACCAACTAAATTTGTACTTAATGCTTGGTCAAGGCTAATACTATTAGCTGTAATATCTCCAGCTACATTAAGATCGCCGCCTACTCCTGCTCCGCCTGTAACTACTAAGGCGCCTGTGGTGCTATCCGTACTTTCTGTGGCAGATAAAACTCTAACATTTACACCGTTCTGAATTTCAAACAGTGCAGGACTTATGTTAACAGTGTTAGAACCATTATTATAAAATATTGTGTATGTTGGGTACTGATCTGTACCTGTAGAAACAAAAGTAGTTCCTAACAGGTTGGATAATTTACTAGAAGTTACAGCGTAGGTTAATTGATTCCATAGATTGATCCCGTCACCAATTTTAAAGTTCTTATTGGTTATGTCGACGCCGATTTCACCTTGAGCTAGTTTAGGATTAACTCTACTCCAATTTGCTGCCGTATCTCTTCGTAGCTGTATTTTTTTTGCCATTCTTGTCTCCAGCGATTTGCTTGGAGACTGACTCCAAACCGCCCATAAAACTATTTATTAAGAACGGCTTGGTTATTAACTAAGCTTAGGTCAATTGAATTCCACTGGTTTTGCTTAGGTATTGCTTGCCAATATCATCATCTGTGCGAGCAAAAGTGATAACTGCTGTTCTAGCAATGGCATACTCTTCTTCTGGTCTCACTGTCATCATGTATGGCACCATGCCCATACCCTGCTGACTCATCATTAACACACTGGGCTTGGTAACATAAAAATTGATACCATCTTCACGTACATAACGTCCTAAAATTTCCTCTCCGCTACTTACTTTGAAACTGATAATATCATTGTTTTTAAACTTATTTTCAACTAACATTTTTATCCTTTGTATTGTTCGAAAAACTCTGCTGGCTTGCTGTCTAATCCTTGAAACCCGCCAGGCAATAAGGTAGTGCCATCAAAAATCTGTGGCACACTACGCAGACCTTGATCCATTAGGAACTCTTTAGATGTGGGATTATCTTGTACATTGATTGTTTTGTAAGGTACGCCTTTACTTTCCAATAGGGCTTTGGCTCTGTCACAAAATGGACAGTCATATTTTGTATATACTGTAAGCATTATATCTCCTTTTAAGGATTATAACATGGGCAGCTCATCATAGTCAATACTATCGCCCATAATTCCTATAACATAATTAGTCGATTCATTTTCCTGCAAAGCTGTCTGCTTTTTGCTAGTATCACTATGTTTATTGAACCAAGGAATAGGAGTAGTCTTGGGTGCGGGACTCATGTACTTTAGGCCAATGTCCTTTAAGGCTGCGGCTGCTGTATAATCCACAAAATCTTTTAGAATGTTGGCGTTCAAACCAATTACTGGACCTTTCATAAACAAATAGTCTGCCCAGGCTTTTTCCTCACGGATTACATCCATGTACATACCATACACTTCCTGTTCACAATCTTGTTTTGCTTGAGCAAATCTTGCATCTTCTTTTACTACTTGATTGATTAACCAAGCAGTCCAACCTTTGTGTAATAGTTCATCTTGTAGGATAAGACTAATAATATTGCCATTGCCAATAAAGATTTTATTTTCTACCATGGCTAGGCTTGTGGCAAATGACACCATAAATCTAAATGCTTCTAAGGCATAACTGGCATTAAGAGCAAGCCAAATAGATCTAACGTGTACCTTTTCACTGATTGCCTCGCCAAGCTCTTTATGACAATTAATTATGTGCAATTGATCATAATAGTTACCCACACTAGACGCCATTTCTACTATCTCTTTGGTATCATGGATAGTATTAAACACATCTTTAGGTACATTATAGATATTACGAATAATGTGGCTATAGCTACGACTGTGTATATTAGTTTCAAAGAAACTCCAATTATACATCAATGCTTCCATTTCAGGTAAACTTACACACGGCGTGAACACTTGTGCTGGACCACGTCCTTGTATACTATCCAATGCTGTTTGACGTAGCAAATTGCTGGTAAAGATATGTTTTACACTGTCACTGGCATCTTTGAAATCGCTGGCATCTTTGGTCAAACTGATTTCTTCTGGAACCCAAAAGAAACCACGTGCTGTCTGTTCAAAGTCTACAATCTTTTTATATTTTACTTCTTCAAAACGTTGAATGGTCACTGGTCCGGCTGGATCCAAAAACATTTTGCGATTTAAATAGTCTGTCTTAGTAGTTAGGTTATATTGTTCTTTACTCATAATTTACAGGATTCGCAGTCCTCGTCCTCGATTAATTCTCTGTGATTGTCAAACCCGTTGTAGTGTACTTCGGGAGTGGGTTCGGGCATTTTACTACCCTGCTTATCTATCAAACTGTAATACAGTGTCTTCAATCCCCAAATGTGTGCTTGCATTAGGTTCTTAGCAATTAATGTGCTAGGCACTTTACGATCTGCAAAATGCTTGGGACTATAGAATGTATTGGTACTGATGCTTTGATCCACATAGGCAGCCAATACTGCTGCTGTTTTCAAATAGCCAACGCAATCTCGTTGTTCCCACATAAGTTGATAACGATTTTTAAGTCTATGATACTCTGGAACAACTTGAATGAAACTGCCTGCTTTACTTTCCTTCACACTGATTAGGCTCATGGGCATTTCAATACCATTAGTACTGTTAATGACCACACTACTGGACTCCACCGGAGCAATAGCCATCAATGTGGCATTGCGTACACCGTACTGTTTCATATTAGCACGTAAGATTTCCCAATCAAGTTCTGGTGTAAACTCAGCTAATTCATTTACAGCACTGGCTCTGAGTTCCCAAGGAAAAATGCCTTGTCCATATCTTGTCTTATGACTGTCCTTACATGGGCCACGTTCTTTGGCCAACTCCACAGTGGCTTGAGTTAAGTAGTAGGCTTGATGCTCCATCCAACTTTTAACATCTTGCAGGGCATCCTTATCACCGTACTTAAAGCCACGTTTGGCGTGCCAATAGGCCAAGTTAGTTACTCCAATGCCTAATGGTTGGATTTCATCATTGCTTAGTTTAGACTGAATACTGAGGAAGTCCTGATAATCAAGGATGTTGCATAGGCTGCGCTGGAGAATGCGACAAGCACGGCGCATATCCTCAGGATTTCTGAACGCACCCCAGTTAATCGATCCCAAGGTACAAAGAGCGATACGGCCATCGCTGTCATCCAAACGCTTAAAAGGGCGAGTAGGAAGTAGAATTTCACAACAAAGATTACTCTGGTAAATTGTATGATAGTCAGGATCAAATGGGCCCTGCTTCATTACGTTATCAATGAACACCAAGTAGATACGTCCTGTATCTGTGCGTTCTTTTAATATGCCACTTTTGAATACTTCTTCAGCACTAATAACTTTTTTACGAAGACCTGCTTGATTTTCGTATTTTACATAGAGCTCTTCGAACTTTTCTGTATTGGAGTAGAAGGCTTCGTAGAGGTCCGGTACTTGGTTTGGGTCGAAGAACGTAATATTTTCTTTGTTCTTAAACCTACGCCAGAAGAATGCTGAGAGTACGACACCATAGTCCATATGTCTGACTCGGGTTTCTTCTGTGCCTTGGTTATTTTTGAGCACAATAAGGTCATCAAATTGGTGATGCCAGATCGGATAGAATACAGTCGCTGAAGCATTTCTAATCCCTCCTTGTGAACAGGATCTAAGATCCCCAAACCATTTCTTTAAGAACGGAATCATGCCAGTATGCATGATCTCGCCTCCCCTAATTGGACTACCCAATGGGCGTAGTCTACCAATCTCTAATCCAATGCCTGCACGTTTACTGGCATATTTAGCCATCATTTCGCCTGAGGCAAAGATGCTGTCTAAATCGTCATCACTGCGTATGAGAACACAACTACTAAACTGCTTAGTAGGGGTTCCGAGACCAGCCAATACTGGAGTCGCCAAAGTAAATAACCCATCACTGGCTGCATTGTAATACTCCCTAATATAACGCATTCTAGCACTCAACGGCTCTTCCTTATGAAAGATAGTTGCTGCCGCAATAATATAACGAACTTGTGGTGTTTCATAAATTTCTTTAGTACTACGATTACGCACAAGATATTTTTCAATTAGCTGTTCGATAGCAGCATAACTGTATTCTTCATCACGCTCATGTCGAACAAACGAATCAATAGTATTCCAATCTGCCTCAGTGTACCATTTTAGTAGTTCAGGAGTATATAGGCCTATTGCTACATTGCGTTTAACTATATCATAGAGCCTAGGAACATCATAGCTGCCGTATACATCTTTGCGTAGCATACTGAGACGTTGCTTTCCCGCCACATATTGATAGTTAGTATTGCCCGTATCTGGATTACTTTCAATATCAATCAAATCAACGATAGCACGTAAGGTAATTTCATCAATTTCCTTAGTGGTAATACCATCGTAAAAATGCGGCTGTGCTTTGATCTCTATCATACTTTGACTAACATCAGCTACACCACTGCATACTTTGGCAATTTGTGTCTGCCATTTGCTTAAATCTAAAGGAACACTGACCCCGTTTCGTTTCTTGACTGTAATTTTATTCATAGATCGACTTTTTAGAGTTATTTTACAGTAATATTAAACTTATTGCTAATGTTAGTTAGCTCAAAATCTTATATGTGTAAGTAAGTTTGGCTTGATCGCCTTGGCTAAGGGTTTCCCCGTTATATTGATAAAACACTTCTACAACATATCTTGTTCCAAAATATGTTCTAGAGCTAGCGGTAAAAATTAAATGAGTATCTTCTATTGTGTAATCATCTTCGGAGCCTACTCCATGGTAATCATAATCATCTATGAGTTCTATTGAAGGAGTATCATCATCGTTACGATTGTTTGCATCTGCTAAAATCGATAATTTACCTCTTCTTATTCTACTTCTATTAGTGCTTTGATAAAGATACTCGACTTCCAAATGGCAAGTCTGTGCAATAGGTAGTCTAAAAATATTAGTAGGAGTTGTTGTATACTCTAATAATTTTACATTAGTGAAGGGATTTGTATAATTGGCCTTGGCAATTACTTCGCCAATATAGGGTCTAGGATAAAGATCATTGGATAAATCAGTATGTCTGTCTGAGTTGTCATTACTAACTAGATTTCCCGGAACATCAAATTCTACTACACCATAAGCAGAATTGAAACTATTACCAAAATTATCACCAACTAATGTGAATTTGTTTTGACTACTGACGTTCCCTGATCCATTGTATATTTTAATACCTTGTTTTTGAATATTTTTAAAAATACTGTTTGAAATAGTATTGTTTCTGGGACCATATATTTGTCCATAGGAGGTTAGATCAGCACCTTGTCCAAAATTTATTGCTACTTCATTGGTAGAAAATTTACAATTTTGAATAAAATTCGACTCAATATCTCCTTGTGCATTTATACTAACTCTAAATTTAGAAATATCAATATTGTTAAACTCGTTATCATTGCAAGTAATTAATTCTGTAGTAGACAACATATCAAAAGCCTTACTATTAGAAAAATTCTGACCTTGAATATTGTTAACCCAATTGCCTTTTATTTCTAAATCACTAAATTTACTGTTCTTTACAGAATTCATTGACATTGCTGTGGTATTGGTATTGTCTACAATTAAAGTAAATCCGGTTAGGGTAACAAATCTACATTGATTGTCGCCTGTATTAGCTGGTGTTGAAGACGAAGTTGTGTCATCGTTAACTAATCGAAAAGCTGTTCCTGTGCCTGTATACTTAAAAATAGTCCTCCCACAACCAGAACCCACAATATGTGTAAAACTGTGAATTCTTATAGTAGTATCAAACTCAAATGTTCCTGGCCCAAACTCTAATATGGCTCGTTTATCTAATGAAGACTTATATAAGTAATCAATGGCTGTTTGAATATTATCAGCCATAGTTTTATTCTTGCTAGGACGAGTGTCATTGAAACTAGAAAAATTTACTCTTTCGTCTAGCCTATCTTGAACTGTTCTAGGCGGTAAAGTAAGATCCTTCTTATAAACGTAATCAGCAATATTTAAAATATTACGTTCGCCAATAAGATCTGCACCTGTTAATATTCTAGTATTTCCAACCGCCGGAGCTCCTTCGCTAATTGCTCCGTTACCAATGTATAATTGTTGAGTATCTATGGCCCAGGCCATTTCCCCACTGGCTAATTGTGGTATACCTGTTTCAGTATTTTCTCTTCCACGACGGACCTGTATTCTGGAAATTTGTACTACGGCCATATAATTATCCCCTTGTAGGATATTTATCAGATGTTCGAATAGTATTCTTCTAGTCTATTGAACCAACGATCAGTCCAATAATCAAAATGCTCTGGCAACAATCTAAACTCTTGATACTCAGGCTCACCCCACTGCCCTGGTGCAATCTCTGGTGGCTTAACACACATCATAATAACACCTTTGCGTATATTAGTACCATGCACTTGATTATGTGCTAGAGCATAGGCAGTGAGTTGAAGGAAATAATCATCAATCCATTCTATCTTCTTTGGCTTATTAGTCTGTTTGAAGTCCAATATACTTTCTTCACCCTGATGTAGGCCCACACAATCGGTAGTACCTGCATACAATTCAGGATAGTACAAAGGCACTTCGCTACCCCATATTTCTGTAATATGTCCAAAACCTTTCTCTATGACCTTTTTGGCCATTACCAAACTTTGTTGTGCATAAGGATTAGAAACCGTGTCTTTAATGCCTTCGCCCTTGACATAACGTTCAAGGAAGGTGTGCATACGAGTTCCACGATTGGCTGCTTCTGTAGTAATCTGTTGAGCCTTGGCTTCACCCACACTACGTCGCCAATTGAGTAGAGCTTGTTTGGCTTCTTCTGGTTTGGTTTTATCTAGTACAGTGGTAACGCTGGGAACTTTGGTTCCGTCTGGGCAAGCGTATAAACGCTTGCCTGTGCTGTCATCTCTGGATAATTTGGTATATTGATATCGTTCTATTAGTAAAGTCATTCCGTATTATACTACAGATTTAAAGACTTGTCAACCTATTCTTTTAGCTGTTGCTTTTTTAGCCATTTGGCTCACTGTGCTCTTGCCCGTTTCACCACCACTTTGTTGACTGGCTGTTTCCTTACTGGTCTTTAACTTGACTCCTTGCGGATCAAAACTACATATTTCTTTGAAACTGGGATTGGCATCGAACCTAGGAGCAAACTTGTCTACACTATCAATACGCTGTCCTATGGCATTTTGTGTTTCATTACCAAGAGCTCTCCAACTAATAATTTCTGGATTGCCTCTGCTATCGGCGGCATTTTTCTTTGCCACCAATAGGTCAAATAACTTATCAGTGGCTTCTGTTACTTTTTTTTTTGGAAGTTAGGATAGTGGCCAACTTGCGGCTGTACATACTTTCTCTCATGGCACGGCCAGCTGCTCCACCTTCTGGGGCTGCACCTGCTGCCTCCTCTGGAGGGCCTTCTTCAGCACCCATGCCACCCATGCCACCTGCTAGTCCTGGTCCAGCACCCATGCCACTTGGAGCTGGGCCCCCTGTGCCTGTTAAGATGCCAACAGCCTGTGCTAGTGCCTGACGATTCTTTTCAAGTGCCAAATAGATTTCATCCAATGCTGGACGAACTGTCTGCTCAAATTGTGTACTGGTGTCACTGCCCATTTCATCTCTTATAGAGTCTAATAAATCTAACATAGCTTCTGATTTCATTGAAGCAATATCTTCTAACCAGCCTGTAATACGATCAACCATGTCCTTACTGGCCATGATTAGTTCTGCCTTTTCCTCTTCGCCTTCAGTGATAATTAAATCTCTTACAACACTCTTAGCTGTGGTCTCGTCTAGGTCATAACGTACAATTAGTTCACTGACCACTTCTTCATCAGCATCACGTTCCATCATTAAACGTTGTCTTGCGTTCTGAACCCAGCCTTTATTTAATCCATGTCCTTGTAGACGACGCATGGCATTGTGATATTCTTTTAGATTCTTCATCTTTTTCTTCTTACCTCTAGTACCCTCTTCCACATCATCTTCTTCACGTGTTTCACGTTCAGCAATCTCTTGATTAATCACATCAAGAAACATTTTGTTCTTTTGATACTTATGACTGCTTAATACACTGTCATAACTCTCATTGGTTTCAAATTGACTCTGAGCAGTTCTTAGCTTGTTTCTTGCATCATGCAGTTGCTCTGTGGTAAAGCGCTCGAGGTTAATGCTGTATCCAAACTTTTGGGATAAACTTTCATTAAGTTGTCTACTGGTAAGTGGTTTATGAAGATCTTTGATATTCATACTGGGTTCCTAAATATTTAAGTTATTTATCTAAATGACGTAGCAAACGCATTGCTTATTTTATCACGATAGTAGTCTGCTCGATCTCTAGTCAATTCGCCTCGCCATAAGTATAAATCTCTTTTGACTAGGTCTTTGGTTTTCTTATATAGGTCTTTAAAAGTCAAATGATCGTTGTAATTGGTCCAATAGTGCTCGTCTAGTATTTTAGTTTCAATTAATAGATCAATTCTATTTGTTCTATGATAGTTAGCTGCCAGCAATGCGCTACTTTTTAAGTTAAAGTCGTCTATGAATACTTTGCTTTGATTCTGTATTCTACTCAGTGTCCAGCTGGCATCTTTGTTCTTTTTAATAACATAGTTCTTGTAGGCCACACTGCCGTCTGGCAATATGGTCAATGGCATTATATCATTGACATCTTCTAAAAACTTTTCTAATTTCTTAGCGACCTGCTTGATAGTCATTGGCTACAACCTTTGGATCCTTATGCCCTATCTTAATCAACAAGTGTTTGCGTATCATTACTTCAGCAATATGTTGTTCACGTTGAGGCATAGTACTTAGCAAAGTAGGTCTAGTCAGCTTGTCCAATAAGGCACGTTCCTCGTTGGTGGTATAAATTTCAAAGCTCTTAATCAGTTCATTGATTTTCATCTAAGTCCTGCAATACGTAGCATGGCTGTTAGTTCAGGATCCTCGACCATTCTTTGATTAGAGTGATTAACGCTTTCTCCCGACACACCCATGTCAGGCCTTCCCATGTCTGTTGACTGCGATGCTGGCTTGGCTGCTGGTGCTGCTCCTGGTGGAGGTTGGAATCCGCCTGCCTTTTGATATTGACCTTTGTTTGTTAACCAATTTAGACCTTTGTTTATTAAACCTTGATTTTTTGGCAAATTAGGATTACTTCCAGGCATGATTTGTTTACCATCTGGGCCAACTACCATTGAACTGCCATCTGGTTTAGTTATTGTTGTATTACCTTCATCGTCACCTACAGTTTGCATACCTGCCGGTGCTGGTGCTGGTGTTGGTGCTGGTTTATTTTTAGGAAGATTAGGATTACTTCCTGGCACATATGGAGTACCGTCATCATTAGTTGCTGCAACACCGCCTGGCCCTGTAGTAAGTTTACTACCATCACCCATGTCTTGTGTAGTAGTTTTGTTCTTAGGAAGATTAGGATTGCTTCCTGGTATGTATGGATTACCATCGCTATCAGTTGCAGCTACAGCACCTGTTTTGGGATCAGTAGTAAGTTGACTACCGTCGCCCATATTTTGTGTATTTGCTGCTGGAGCAGGTGTTGGTCCAGGTCCTGGCGGAGTAACTGGTCCTGGCGGAGTAACTGGTCCTGGCGGAGTAACTGGTCCTGATGGTTTATTTAAATCTACTGCTGTGCTTAAAAGTTCGCCTGTTCCAGGATCTCTCGGACCGTCTTTAGCCATGTCCGATGCTACCTGTTGCTTGGCCATTGCTACTTTTAAGGCCGCTGTTGTTTTTGGTCCAATTTGTCCGTCTGGATTTAATCCTTGATTCTTTTGAAAGTTTTTAATAGCCTGTGCATCCATTTTCATTTGTTGTGCCAAGGCCACACCTGCTGGATCTGGTACAAATGGTTTCTTAGTTCCTGCTGGCTGTGTTGCTACTGGTGGTTTTGTTGTTGGTTTTGCTTGATTAGCTGGATTCTCTAACCCACCAGTTGGTATAGCGGTAGCTGCATTTGTTGTTCCAGAGGGTTTGAGAGCCGCACTGCTTGTTGGTGCTGGTGCTTTTGGTGTACCATCAGGATTATGTGTAGCACCGTATTTCGCATCCCATTCTGCTTTTGCATTAAATGTTCCAAAAATTCCGCTTGGTTTTGGTGGCGCCGCTCCTGGTGGTACTTTCACTGGATTCCCTACTTCTGCCACCATTTTGATGGTATTCATAGTTTTTGGATCTGGCTGTCCAGTTTGATCCAACCCCATATACTTTTGAAAGATACTAATTGCCCTAGCAGTATCTGCATGTTTATCATTGACTGATTCTTTTAGACCAGATAGTTGTCTTACTCTAGCTACTTCGATTTGCTCCAATAGAGCCTTGGCAAAGATTTGTATATTATTCATTTTAGATTCCTGCTAATTTTTTTAAATTTAAAACATCCTGGTTCACAGTTTGTTTGTTCAGTACACTTACTCCAGCTACACGATGTGCTAGTTTGGTTATATAGGCTGATTCATCTAAAGGTTCATTTAGACTTTTGAATTCTTTTTCTAAGTTGGCTATGGGATCTTCTTCACCAAAATTCTCTGTGGTTGGTGCAGCTTGTTGACCACCTTGCTCTGGAGGAGTACCTGCTTGAGGTTGTGTTGCACCGTTTGTTGGTGTAGGATTAGGACTCATGGCCCCTGGAGCACCTGCTACCTTAACCTGTGCTCCTGGCTTAAGAGCATCTGCAGGGTTAGGCGCATTAGCCTGGGTGGCATTGGGATTTACTACAGTATCACCTGTTTCTGGATTAACCGATACTACTCCTGGCTTGATCGGCACTTTGATCTCAGGACTTGCCGGATTTTTAGGATCTTGCTTGTAAGTCACTTCTGTATTACTGGCATTGACCACTGTGGCAGGCATCAATTCTGGCATATTTTCGCCAAGTATTTCTTTAATTTTCATATTGTTGTTCCAAACTTAATCTTTCGGCCTCTATATTACTTATGTGATTTCTAAGTTTTTCTATGTGTCCTTTGGCTCTTAACACTTTAAACGCTATGTTTTCTGCACTGAGCTCGCCACCTGTGCTTAACCCATGTTGACGCAGTCTTTTAATACTGTCCAATACTTCTTTAACACTATTCAAGTCATCACTGCGTAAGGCCACACGTACTTTGCCTACAAACTGTTTATACTTTTCTTTGACTGCTGCTCTATCCACAGTGTCTTCCACAGTCTCTGGAATCTTTAACCAACGATCATCTAATACAGAATATATACCTGCACTAGTGTGTGGCTGCTGGCTGTCTTGTACATATAGTTCTACATCTATACCTTTAATCTGTATGCTGTGCTGAAAGTTATATTGATTCTTCTTTGCATCAAACAACTGTTTGAGCAGGATCTTCTTGTCTTCGGGTATGTCTACTACAAGATGCAAGTCAATATCACTATTCCTACTATAGGTATATCCAGCATTACTGCCACTTAAGGTAATGTCTTGTAAGTGTAATTGATCAATGCCAATATACGTTACAAAGTTTTTAGCTATCTTCAATAATGTATAACGCACTATAGGCTTGAGTACTCCCTTACGCCATAATTTGGCATTAAGGTGTCGATGAAAGATAACTGCTGTGCTGACAAGGTCTTCTTGCATGCCATATTTATCTTAACATTTCGAAACTAATATTGACGCCAGGTCTAAACACACTGGGTTTGGTCTTTATAGTCTCTGTCAATCCTGGTATGTATGGCACTAGATCAAAGTCCTTTTTTAGTAAAGCTACGTCGTCTCCGTCTTCTACAAATACAAACTCTAATTCAACGTGCCAATCAAACACCCAGATGTTACATAAATCTTTGCCCTTCATACCATACTTTTCTGGAGCATCTATGATTACTTTAGGAGGGTAATCATAGTAAAGGTTACTACGCATGCCAACCGTCTGTATTACAGTGTCGAAATTCTGCTGTTGGCTACGTGCTTGTTGTTTGTGATCATCATTGCGATATTGACCAGTATTGGTAATATCCACAAGAGTGTATATTGTGTAACGCATTAGCTATTTAATGCGTAGTTAATGGTTAACGAATTATTTGCCTAAAATTCTAACTATATCGTTTAGATGACCTGCTACAAACCCTATTACTATGGCAGCGCCTGTGATCAAATAAACCCATCTATTCTTAAAATTTTCTAGATTGTCTAATTTTTCAAGAACCTTAGTGTTAGCTTTTTTAGCTTCTTCTTTATTTTCTTCTAGCTTTTCGTAATAGGTATCGCGATTGACATTGTAGATATCCAACATTTTGTCAAGCTTTTGATCCATATCATCACTGATAGATTCAACAGCATCGTGTACGCTCTTGACATCTTGTTTGAGATCGTCGATCTTTTCACCTAAAAACTCTACTTTAGTTTCTACTACACCCACACGCTCTTCAATAGTGGCCATCATCATATTCCTATATATGAAAAATATTTATAGCTGAGTAAAAATTAGTTATATTATAATATAAGTGGCAAAAAAGGACACCGAAATGTCCTTAATTGCCTTCCCATCCCGATTGAGAATTAAGAGATGCCGTATAGGCTTGTTAGTTGTGTTACTGTAACAGCAGATGTTGTACCAGAACCTGTTAGTGTACCAGCGCCGCCTAGAGCCTTGTCTGCTCTAACTGCTACGATGTCGATGTCTAGGGCATGTCCGTCACCAACAAAAATCATTGATGTACCGTCACTCTTTACTTGGAAAAGAGCACCAGTTGTACCAAACTCTTGTGCTAGGCTTGTGGCCTTACTGTATAAACCATCACTGTATGTGCCTGGAGCAGTGTGATCACTCTGTCCTGAATCAACATCAGTAATTGTGCTGTATGCAATCTTAAATACTTTTAGTTGTAATGTGCTGTATAATGTACCCTTTGCGATATACGCTGGGTTGGCTTTAAAAACTTGTGGCATAATATTCTCCTCGTTGCCTTAACCCGCGAACTCTACGGGTTGTGTAAAAGTATTTACCAAATTTTAAAAAATTGGGCAACTTAGACCCAATTTTGGTTAGATTGAACTCTTATTATTTTTACGACTTTCGTGTACTTTGTTCATGCCACGTTTGAACTTGTCCCCGTCACTGGTGCGTATGGCGTTAATAAACCTACGCTCTAATTCACCAGCAGTCTCTACATCATATTGTTCTTTAATTAACTTCAAAAGATTAGCAGCACTGGCTATTAGATTCACACCTTTGGTTTCGATAAGGTGGTCCTTGTTGCGGATCAAACTGATCTCGTTTAGCTCTTCAAGAATGCTTCTAGTGCTTTTCTTCATATCCGTTCCCGTCAAACTATTTATAGTGTCTTGGTCAAGTTGTTTAGTAAGCTGATAATGGTTGTATGTTTCTTAGTCAAAATACCTTGATTCTTGTTGCAATGCAGCAAAAAACCTGTTACTATTACTAAATACTCAGTAGAAACCACTAGTATCTACTTAACCAAAAGGAAACACAAAATGTTTATTTTCACAGTATTTGACAAGTTTATTAATTTATTAGACCGTTTCAGCAATCATCAAACAGATTTGGAAAGATTTATCATTGCCAATAACCCAGCACATGGTGGGGATGTGGACAATCTTATCCGTCAATTCACTTACGGTCGCAAAGGTGCATTATGAAATACCTACGTAAATTTTATGAATTTCTAATCGTTTGGACTGATGCAGTTTATGAATATCGTAGACACAATAAAATCCATCATTACTATTGATAAGGACACAATATGGACAACTTAAATTTTATCATTGCCTTGATGCATTTTTTAAAGTTTGATCCTAAGAATTTTGAGGTGCATCCATGAACACACGCTTTTGGCCAGTTACCGATGAAGAATGGGAACAGCTAAATTTCCCAGAAAGATTTAAATAAACATATACTTTAAAGGTAAGATTATGTCTACTAAATTTTCCCATTCCAAAGCCTCCGAAGCAGAATTCAAAAGCGGAGGACTGCGTGACTTTTTTCTATATAGAGACTTAGGCGTAGCAGACGCAACACACGGCAGAGTAGTAGCACATATAACCAAGGCCAATATGCCACCCGAACAAGGCACTGGATGGCATATCCACGTGGCAGACTTTCAAATAGTTTACATGTTGAAAGGTTGGGCCAAGTTTATGTATGAGGATAAAGAAACACTAGTACAGGCAGGCGACTGCATTCATCAACGCCCTGGTATTGTACACTATTTGTTTGACTATAGCGAGGATATGGAGTATTTGGAAATTGTTGGTCCAGCTGACTTTGGCAGCGTTGATGCCCAAGCCCCTTGTGCAGTACCACCAGTGACCCCTTGGAGCCGGTAATGAAGCTGGTATACATACACGGAGCCAGTGCTACCAGTGATAGCTTTAACTATATCCGCAGTAAAGTAGGCAAGGGAGTAGACATTAACTACGACAGCCGCAAAGGATTTGAAAACAATCTAAGTGACATGTTAGAACGATTAGCCACTGTGGATGACATATTCTTTGTGGCACATAGCCTAGGCGGCATTTATAGCCTACACCTTGCCAATGCTATTCCTAAACGAGTACTTGGTGCTGTTACACTGAGCACTCCATATGGTGGTGCAGAAGTTGCCGATGTACTAACATTCTTCATGCCATTCAGTAGACTCATGCGTGACATAGGCCCTAGTAGTTGGGCCATGCGTAGAGCAGACTCTATTAAGATACAACATCCTTGGACCAATGTGGTCACTATGAAAGGACAGAGTCCTTTCATTCCCGAGGACAATGATGGGATAGTCACAATCAGTAGTATGAAACATCACATTGACATGGAGTTAGTTGAAGTTAACTTCAATCACTATGAAGTAGTATTGAGCGACGAAGTAGTAAAGATCATTAAGGAACGGATAGATAGAGTACGGAAATAACTTGCTCTTATCTATTCTAACCTGTATAATAAATACATAGGCAGCAAGGTTGCTGCTTATACAGACATACACATAGGAGATTATTATGTCAGACTTTGCACCAAAGCTTCCAGAAGTGAAGTTCAACAAGAACGGATATGAGATCCGTACAGAAATCCTCGATATGGCCAAAGGCCTAGTTAGCGAGGAATTTCACTCTAAATTTAGAGGTTGGGAAATGTCAGTGGCCAAGGACGAAAAGACAGGACAATTGATAACCACGGTAGGAATGCCAGAGTTTCCTGGACTTGAGCAAGTTCTGGCCACAGCAGAAAAGATGTACGGCTTTGTTAATCAAGGCTCCAAGTCACGTTAATGCTTAGTGCCTAGCACAATAGGGCCTTAGGGCCCTATTTTTGTATCCAGTCTTTGGGTTTTAGATAACGTTCATATAATAGAGCTTCTGGACTATTGACTTCTGGTCTATAGTCATAACTCCAAGTAACATTAGGCGGCATACTCATTAGGATGCTTTCTGTACGACCTCCGCTCTGTAGGCCAAACAATGTGCCACGATCCCATACTAGGTTAAACTCTACGTATCTACCACGGCGATATGCTTGCCATGCTCTTTGTTCTGGCCCGTACGCCGAGTCACGTCTACGCTGTGCAATAGGCATCCAAGCTGATAAAAAGTTATCACCCACTGCTCTAGTTAATGCAAACGCTGTGTCAAAGTCTGGTGTGTCCAAGTCATCAAAGAAGATGCCGCCTATGCCTCTAGGTTCATTACGATGTTTGAGATAAAAATATTCATCGCAGGCTTTTTTATAATTGGCATAGACATCATCACCGTATGGACGTAATGCATCGCTGCAAGTACGATGGAAGTGTTCAGCATCGTCATCAAAGCCATAGTAAGGAGTAAGATCCATACCACCACCAAACCACCACGTTGCTGGTTCGTTGCTTGTGGCCTGTGCCACAAAGAAGCGCACATTTAAATGTACGGTTGGTACATATGGGTTGAGTGGATGAAACACTAGACTCATTCCCATTGCTTCCCACTTTCTGCCTATTAGGTGTGGGCGTGCTGCTGTGGCTGATGGTGGTAGTTGATTGCCTGTTACATGGCTAAACCCAACTCCACCGCGCTCAAGTAGTTGGCCGCCTTCAAGTATGCAGGTTATGCCTTCTCCAGTAGGTTTACTCCATTCGTCTTGTTTGAATTTAGCTGTCTCTTCATTCATTTCCAACATATAAACTATGTTTTCCTGTAAACCAAGTAACCAGCTTTTTACTGCTTTTGAGTCAACCATTCTTGTTCCTTCCTCTACGCATATTGGCCTGCCAATGTGCTAGTTGCTTCTTACGTGGACTGGCATTGCTGTGAGTAATCTTATCCAATGAGCTCAAGCTGGCTTTTTTAGGTATGCCATGTCTAGCACTATCGCCTTTGTCTTGAGGATTTTTACCATCAGCAAAGTTCTCATCAAGGTTATCCAAGTAGTTCTTCATCTTGAACAAACCGTCCTGATCCAAGTCATCCAAATATCTATGCCCAGCAACACGTCTAGTTAACTTTAAGAAGGCTGGTTCATCATCCCATTTAATGCCTTTCTTATCTGCTATTTTATGTATGTGCTTAGGTGTTAATCTGTTCTTTTGACTCTCTGCCAATATGGTAGCATGTTGAAATAGTTCAGGATTCATCTTAGCCCATAAACGCATTACCACAGCGGCCTTGGCATTGGCTTCATTCTCTTCATCACTACCATCTCTGCCACTATCTGGGTTGAGTTCGCCATTAATGTCCTGTTTGTAGTGTACCATTTCATGTGCTAGAGTACGTAGCACATCCATAATGTGTCTATTCCCAATGTTAATCTCTATGCCAGCGCCTGGCATGTATCCACCAAAGCTGCGACGTTGACTGGCCAGCTTGGGGTTTCTATGTAGTTTAATTTTAGGTGGCTCTTTCAAGCCTAGTTTTTGACTGGTAAACTTCACAAAGGCCTTGATGATAGGTTCACTACCATCATCTGGGCGAGGCTTGTCAGTCAATTCAAAAAATTTCATATAAAACGTGTGCTTTTAGGTTGTTGATCAGGATGTGTACCTTCCATACGGGCCACACAATTAGGACATTCGCAAGTGGCGCATTCACATTCTTTACATTTAGGTTTGTTGCAATGATGTGCATGTCCACATAGTCTACATGGAGTGAATAGGGTTTCAGTACCTTCCTCATCAATTAGGTCTACTATACTAAACATATCAGTTCCTTGTTTAATTAATTATTTAAT